GGGGGTTTCAACATGGCGACTATAAGGCACATTATGGATTGGCTGCGGCCAACATTCACACCTCTTGCTGGTGTAAAATCCCGGCAAGAGTGTATTGCGCATTATGGGGATGACTGGGCCCTAATGATCACCCAGTCCAGAATGACCCTTTCCGCTGAGGCCCAGGTGAACGCCTGGTATGAGGGGGGAGCCGAAGTGAACGGCTCCATTCCCTCAGTGGAAGGGAACGCAGCCGCCCCACAGGCTGCTGCGGTGGTTGCTGAGCCACCGCACCCCTCCCCTGCGGAGAACGAGGGGGAAGATGCAAGCTGGGTTGCAGCACTCCCAGCACCTCCCACCTACGAGGTGGTTCAGGGTCGGGCACCGACTCTAGAGGAAATTCACGGAGCTAGCCGGCTTCAGATTGTGCCATATACCGGCAGAGCTCGCGTGATCGGCGAGGACGAAGTTCTTCCCTCGCCGGTCCTGTCATCCATTTGGCGGGCCACTCGCTGTCCCGGGAGGATTTTGAGAGTACTCGGGACACTGCTGAAACCTGGTGCGTGTCAACGTCACCTGGAGGACCTGCGGGAGGTGCAGCCGCAGGTATGTGTTGGCAACCCCTGCGAGGTTAAGCTGCAGGAGGAAGGTGCACCCATGGCATATATGAACGCACAGTCAATAGCCATGGAGTTGCGGGCCATGTTTGGGTGGCAAGCTGCCACCCCCGCCAACAGGGAGCTGGGCAACCGCGTTGCCAGGGACATCCTCCGTGATGGCTGCGGAGCGACGAGGGAGCAAATTTGGTATATGAGCTCCCTTGCCCTGCACATGTGGTTCCAGCCCACACTCTGTGACCTGGCTATCAAGGCCGGGGCACAAAATTTTTAGTTGGGGAAGTGTATGCTAGGTCTGGCGTGGAGACTAAAACAAGGCCCAAGATCCTGTCTCCCCAGATCAAGGTGAAACTGGCAGCACGACCCCGGCCAGTGAAAAGAGTCTCATACAATGTGGACGTATTGGGACCTAGCGCTGATTATGGAGTCCACAACAACTCTCTGAATAACCTGGTTCGGGGAGTAAATGAGCGAGTGTTCTACACCAACAACCAGGGCAAGTTGCCTCTCGCTCCAGCTGCAGGCGCGTACCAGCAAATCGATTGCGCCGCGCTGAAACAGTTTCGTGTCACCCCTTGGTCCCTGGATGATGTCTGGATGAGTTACAAGGGTAGCCAAAGAGTTCGCTATAAACAGGCAGTTGACAGCCTAGGCATGCGACCATTGAGCAAAAGTGACGCGAGGGTCAGCACCTTCATAAAAGCAGAGAAGGTAAATTTTAGGGCTAAGCCTGACCCTGCCCCACGTGTGATACAACCACGCGATCCAAGGTTCAACGCTGTATTTGCGAAATACATAAAACCCTTGGAGCCTTTGCTCTATAAGGCATTGGGCAAACTGTACAAGTATCCCTGCGTAGCCAAGGGATTTAATGCTGTCGAGACTGGGGAAATAGTGGCAAAGAAGTGGAAGATGTTTGCCAACCCAGTCTGCGTCGGCCTTGATGCTAGTCGGTTTGACCAGCATGTTTCGGTGGATGCCTTGAGGTTCACCCACGGCGTGTACAGAAGGTTCGTCAAGAGCTCGGAGTTTGACAAGTTGCTCCGTTGGATGTACACAAACCGTTGCAGAGGAGCTGCAAAAGACGGGTTTGTAAAATACACCGTCAACGGTTGCCGGATGAGTGGTGACATGGACACAGCTTTGGGAAACTGTGTCCTCATGGTTTTGATGACTCGGCACCTCCTGATGTCTCTGGGGATTCCCCATGAGCTGCTCGACAACGGTGACGACTGCATTGTCATCATGGACCAGGAGCACCTGGCTAAATTTAACGACGCAGTCAAGCCGTACTACAGCAACCTTGGCTTCACCATGAAGGTGGAGGAGCCGGTCTACTCTCTGGAACGAGTGGACTTCTGCCAAACGAGACCCGTCTATGATGGGAAGAAATGGAGGATGGTGCGCCACATTACCAGCGTCGCTAAGGACTGCTGCACCGTCATAAACTGGGAACAACTACCGTCATGGCTGTCTGCTATAGGCGAATGTGGCATCGCCGTAGCTGGAGGAATCCCAGTACACAACTCGTTCTTGCGCTACCTCATGCGCGTTGGCGGAACCAAAGGAGGAATAGAGAACCACCTCCTTTGGAAGAATGAAGGGCTCTCCTGGTATCGCATGGGTATGGACTTGTCGCACGAAAAAGTCGTCAGCGATGAGGCAAGGTTGAGTTTTCAAACCGCCTTTGGAATTAGTCCAACCATGCAACGCGCCCTTGAGGACCTGTACGACGGTCTCGGCGCCCCGACAGTGAACGGATGTGACTACCGCACTGTCAAGACCAGGGACTGCAGGGAAATAGAATGCATGCCTCCGCGCCACTACAATCACTACTTCATTGATTGCGGCATGCAACCAGCCGGTAGCCAGGAGCAGTATGTCAACCCTGGTTACACTATATTTGAGGCGGCTGCGTTATGGGCCCAGTGCTGACCACACTGGCCCCACAGGGAACCTCCTGAAATCCCAGGAGAACATGTTCAAGGGAAGCCGGCGAAAGCTACCATGAATAGACATGGTTAGACACCCTCCCCCATGGCGAATGGACACCACCCCGGCTAGCCGCGGACAATGGCCGGTGGGTATCATGTCAAGTGTAATAAATGTCTTCGCAAGTGGCAAAAGCTGCAACTCAGGGGGAGCTCCTCGAAGCTCTGTACGGAGAGGTCACCGTGCAGGAGCTGCAAGAGACAAATCTCGGGGTTTTGACGCCCCACCGAGGAGACCAAAGGGTGGTGTTCACCCCGCTACTACCTCCAAGGACCCAAACAAGGATATCAGGGGTCCTCCGGCGCCTACGCCCCACAAGAAATACAGGGGGCCTGCTATACCTGGAGAAGGTCGTAGTGGTGTTCACACCACACGTCCCAGACGACGCGCCGGGAGAAGTGGAGGTATGGATCCACGACAGCTTGTTGCCCAACCTCAACAGCGTTGGGCCAAGACTGAGATTCCCACTGAACGGAGGGCCGAGATTGATGGCCTTTTACCCTCCTTACTCAATACCCTTGATGGACAAATCCAAGGAGATGCCGCGTTGCTTCGCTATTGTGTCGGAGCTATTAAGCGCGAGCTACGTAGGAGGTGGGAGTCCGTTCAGCCTGCACATCATGTGGCAGCCTCAAGTGGAAAGCCTAGCCCACAACTATTTAATGAGGCCGCCCAGAATGCAGAAGATCTGTCGGGGGATGGTAAAGGATGCGCTGGGCAGTCTGTCCAGCAGGAAGTCCTACATAGCGGGAGCGGTGTCCCACCGGTTTGCGCTGACTGCGGCAAACCCGCTGCCAATAAGTGGTGACACCGCAGAAGAGGCAGGCGAGGCTAGTAGTGGCGAGCCTCACTGGGTGCCTGAGGCCACCGCACCACGCGTCCGCAAAGCGACGTAAAACTACGACCCCGCCAGGGGTTAATTCTACCACAGGTTGGCAGCTGTGGGATCCCAGTCCAGGTGTCTTTAACTAGATGTGGATGGACTGGTTGATTTTGTCGGCCTTGATAGGGGACGAAACCACGAGTCAAGCGGAAGAGATAGGGGGTGTTGGATCCCGGGAAACTGGCAGCTGGGCAGCGTAAGCACGGGTGTGTGAACCCCACACCGACGTATCACCCCCCTTGGACTTAGTACGCGATTTGAGGCGGTTGTTCCACGTGGGAAGCAGGCTCGGCACCCAATCCGACAGGGAAAAGTCGTAGGCTCCGGCGCTGCGGGAGGGTAAACTAGCGGCCGATACGCATTGTGCAGTGCGTTGGTCCCACTCAGCACATGGCGCTCTGCCATAGGGACGGAAGGGCCGTGGTACTCCCTTCAACAGGCGGCACCCAGTGAGGCTCGCCAATCCATATGACTAGGATTATGCTGAGTGATACCCCCTTTCGAACGTACGGACGTCCAGCTGAGATCTCCTAGATAACATGACACCC